GCTTGCTGACCTTGCATAAAACTCATTGCTGGATTAAATGACATTATTACTGCCCTCCTTTGTACATACCATAAGCACCGGCCAAGTTGCCAATGAGTTGCTGATTGTTAGCGCCTTGCTGCAGTGCCGCATTGGATTGAGCTGTACCCGCGCCAAGTGCGATATTTGAAAGCTGAGAACCTTGACCAGTTGAGATATTAGCCAACATAGCGCCAAGTTGCTGTTGCTGTGCCGCAGTCATTTGGCCGTAACCTTGTAGTAATCCAGCCATGTTATTTGCACCTGACCCGATTATATCACCTAAGCCAGCACCTTGCTGATTAGCTAAGTTAGCTAGTGCCGATGTGCTTGATGAGATATTACCAGCGATATCACGTCCAGCCTGTGTTCTACCCTGTGCAACATTTCCAGCCGTACCGCTTATCAAGTTAGCTTGTGACAATCCGCCCTGCTGTTGATATCCAGCTCCTTGGGCCGCCATGTTAGCCGCTAAGGCTCCGCCTTGACCGTAAAGGTTAGCCGCTTGACCCGCCATGTTCTGAGCTATCCCAGCACCTTGACCCGCCAATGCTGCTTGCTGGCCGCCTAGTTGTTGCATAGACTGACCAGCTTGACCGGCAAGATTAGCTTGGTTAGCAGCTGTTTGCTGTGCCGCATTGCCAGCTTGACCGTAAAGATTGGCTTGAGCTTGCCCAGCCTGTTGTGCTGATTGCCCTGCCTGACCTAGTATATTAGCTTGGGCTTGAGCACCTTGCTGCGCTGCATTCCCAGCTTGCCCGTAAAGATTGGCTTGTTGTCCTGCCAATTGTTGTTGTAGCGACGCGCCTTGACCCATCAATGAAGCTTGAGCTTGAGCCGCACCTAGCCTGTTATTGGCACTTGCAATGCTGGCTTGGGTTGACATCTGAGCATTTTGACCAGCCAATTGACCCTCTTGCTGCCCAGCTTGACTCAAGAATTGTCCAGATTGCCCAGCGGCTTGTAAGCCCTGGTTAGATAACGCGCCTAAGTTTTGTATTTGTTGCTGTACTTGTTGGTTAGCCTGAGCTTGTCCAAGTTGTTGTAGTTCAGTTTGGAATTGACCCGAACCCAGCCCGCCACTCGCTGCAGCTTGGTTGGCTAAGGCTTCTTGACCTCTTTTGTTTAAGAGGTCTTGCATGGGGTTATTAATCAATGCTCGGTCAAACGCTTCCTGACCCTGAGCACCACTTAAAGCACCTTGTAAGTTTTGAGCACGTAAACCCTCACCAGTGAATTGGTTAACGCCTTGTGATGCTTGGTTGAACATGTCGCGCCCTGTCAAAGTGTTCGCTTGAGCTGCAGACGCACCATAATTGCCGCCAAGCATACCCACGCCTGCGCCAATCATGCTTTGAGCTTGCTGGCCACCTTGACCCAATACATTTTGACCTTGACCATACTGACCTTGAGCCTGCTGTGCGCCTTGTCCTATTGTACCGAAGCCCTGACTGTATCTATTCTGTGCAGTATTTGCACCCTGGCCGATAGCATCCTGCCCTTGGTTAAACATGCCTTGAGCTTGCTGCCCACCTTGTCCGAGCATACTCATACCCTGACCAAACATGTTTTGAGCACCCTGGCCAGCTTGATTAAGAAATTGTTGTCCCTGACCAAGTTGACCTTGAGCTTGTTGATATCCTCCCGCGAGAGCTTGACGCCCTAAATCAAACTGACCTTGGCCTATCTGGTTGCCATATTGCAATGTATTTAACGCCGCATTCGTACCTGCTTGTTGAGCATCCATTGAGCCTTGTAGCCCAGCCTGTAAAGCTGCTTCTGACCCAGCTAAACCATATTGCTGTTGAGGTGCGCTAAGTTGATTGTTGTAGTCTTGTGGTGCTTGCGTCTGTTGCTGTTGACCACCGAGTGCGCCCATACCCTGCTGGCCACCACCTAAAGTTGGGCCTGCCGCACCATTTAGCCTACCAGTTGCAATAGGCCCACCAGTTGCAGTTGTCATGTAGCTATTGGGGTCAGCAGGGTCATACATATTTCCATTAGCATCAGCAACCATGCCATCAGCCCTGCCACCACTCAGTAAATTCCCAGCGCCATTGCCACCATTGCCGGCTTGCTGTTGTTGCGCCAACTGATTCTGCTGCATTTGCTGCTGCGCACCCTGAGACATTTGATTAGGCTGGCGCATCATGTTATTAATTTGTGGTCCTTGCTGCTTAGGTTGCGCAGGTGATTTAAACCCCCCAAGAGTAGGCCGCATCACGTTGGCGTCGTTGCTCATGCCAGCTTGCATAGGTTGCTGCATCATTGACTGGCGACCCCTAAAGCCTCCGCTGTTTCTGATTGGTAACGCCATTATCTATACCTCATTAAATTTTTTCTACCGAAACCGCCGCCAAGCATATTAGCCTGATTGTTTTGAGGGCCATAAATAGTTCCGACTGGTGGAGTATTAACCGCCCAAGGTGAAGGTGGATTTTGAGCTGTGGCGTTTTGTATTTCTTCGTCCGTCATGCCGTAATTAGGGTCAAACGGGTCGGGAGCTTCAAATTGCTTATTTTGCATAAAGCTAAAATCCGGCTGCTGTAACTGTGTTGGTTGGAATTGGTTGTAGTCAACCTGACCACCTAAGATGGCATTTTGAAACTGAGGCATACCCGCTGCAATCTGCTGCTGTGCTGCAACATTACCTTGCTGGAAGATATTGGCTTGCTGCGGGGCAGATTGCCCAAATATATCAGCCGCGCCTTTGTAGCCTGTCGATAACGCATCTTGCGAAGCTGGGAACAACTTAAACAAGTCCGCCCTAGCTTCCGAAGATGCGCGTCGAGTTTCGCCCGCCGCCGTGTCTGATGCGTGCTTACTTGCGGATGCGGCTTTCTTTGACGCATTTCTGCTTGATACCGCGCCGACCACTGCTGCGCCTGCAATTGCTGCTCCAACACCCATAACTGAACCCTCTTAATCTATTATTAAAATGAATATGAAAAACGGGTTAAATCGTCTTTCCACATATCCATTACTATGCCTTTTGATTTATCTGTGTAATAATTTTTATAGTCACTATGCTCGGTGCTATTCAACTTTTGTAAATCACCAATACTAAAAGAAAGCCCGTTGTCGCGAATAAATTTAGTGATGTCATCTTTTAAATTCTCAAATCTACACACGGTAACATTGTCACTACCTTTCATGTAATCACACTGAGTTTTTGCATGAAAAAAGTTAGGGTCATCACTTGCTTTATAAAACCCTTCCACAAACTCATCGAATGAATCCAGAGATATGTCGTACAGTGAACCCAAGTTATACTTTTTAGCAAAGAAGAACATCGACACCATTCTATCAAATGGGTTACGAACTACCGCCAATAAAGGCAATAACGCAACGCAATCACCTAGTAATCCTTTAGCCTCTTGCAACGTGCAATGAGACGGCTCAAATACACTTAAATATTTATCATTGTTTGCGTCTAGGTATTCATTTCTTATGGTATTAGAAGCGCCAAAAAATGAATATATAGACGTGCTGGCATTCTTTGGAATACGTAAAAACGTCATAACCTTCTTCATACTGTTATCGTGAATATAGACATATCGTTCATCTTTCCGTGTTTCTTCCATACGCTAGGAATAACGCCAACCTCTTTAAACCCAAGTGATAACACAAAATATCTCACGTTCTTACAGAATACTGGAACATTTGTGTGAAGTGTTTTACTTGGCATATTCCGGTTACACCATTCTATCACTGCCACGCCAGCTCGCTTACCATGCTTTCTATGTTCTTTTAATATGTGAATATGAATATCATAACATTCGCTGTATATCGGCCTTAACAACAACACGCCAATAAGGATTGTGCCTTCATAAATACCAAGCCAATAATGATTGATAACATCTACTTTTAAATCTTCAACGGTTGCGCCTTCCTCAGTGATTGCGTCGAATATATGTTCATCAGTTAAAATGTCTAGGCATTTTTTGACGTCAAATATTCTTTCCACCATCAAACTAAAATCCAACCATTTGAATCATCACCAGCACCATCAGCGTTATCTCGCTTAATATAGAGTATTGCACCTGTTGTCCCTGCGTCATCCATATAAACTGACCCTTGCAAAGCTGGAACTACACCCTCTGGGCTACCCGTTCCGATAATTAAAGACCTTTGTGTTATTGTACTAAAAAACTCCCTACTCTGCACTGTTAAGCTACCATCTGGCTCAACAATGGGTCGGTCAAGGCTAATACTAGAAACTTTAGTTACCACGCTGTCCGCCTTTCACCCTAGCTTCAAGCTTAATGAACTCAGATTCAACGCCGTCTGACATGGTGAACCTAATTAGTGCCTCTCTTGGGAATCGGCCTAGTCTGTTCCAAACTGTACGCGCGTTATACTTACCAACTGCGCCGATACACCGGCTAGTCTCATCGTCAAATCCTTCACCTGTCTTTGATGTTGACATTCTGATTTTCGGCTCAGGTATCTCAAGTGTACCAACACCACCTTTAAATGTAGGCTCAAGCTCGCTTATTGAGATTGCGTTGCCCTGATTGGTAAGAGGTTGGATCACACACGTTCGTAATATCCCGTTACCGTACTCTGTATAAGTGAATGGGCTGATATCACCGATACGCCCATCCCTTGAGTCGCCGCATAGTAGATACCCATCAACAAACGCGACTGAGTTAACACGCCATCTGATTGTCTGTGTAAACCCTTTATCATCCAACACCTGACTGGTTCTTTCGTTCCACTTGCCGGTAACGGTATTGAACTCAAGCGTTAACGTAGGGAATGAAAAGCCGATAAAATACGCGCCATTTTGAGCAAACGCATAACTAAACGCACTCTCGATATCTGAGGCTGAAAAGCCTTGTAGTATCTTATCAATGGTGGTGGTTGACGCCTTCTGTGCTTGGTTGCCTGATAGTATCCATATAGCTGGACTTTCGTTAGTGCCCGCACCAATCCACATAAAGCTGTTATTGGTGCTTACCATGCTAAATGGTGCTGACACGCCTTTATCTATGAAAAAGCCTGTGCGCTGGTACACTGAACCGTTAAACGTAAATTCTTCAATGGTTTCACTACCGCCAATATAAACACGGTTATTGTTGGTATGAATCGCCGTGATGATGTCGGGGTCTGACTCTGCTGAGTAGACGTCTAACGCGCTCCAATTAGTGCCGTCGTTAGCTGATGACCGGATAAACTTCTTAGTATCAGTAGTCACAACAAAGAATGAGCTATTGAATCTGACGTGCTGAGGCGCACCGTTAGCGGTAAAGCTAGGGTCTGTTATTTGCACAAATGGTGTCCCACTTGACTCATCAATAATGTAACCGTTGCCACCTGGAACAAGCACCATCAACTGCTTACCATTATCCGCCATACTGACACGAGAATCACCAGGTATTGCACCAAGTGCAACTGGCGTAAATGATACAACTCCCTCCTCATCAAACGCAATGGTGATTGATACAAGCGTCTCACCGTTTAAAAAGTAAGCAACCCCAGCTTTGACGTGTGAGCCACGGTTAACCTGTTGTATCTCGCCCGTTGTTGTGCGCTGAGTTATTCCCGCGCAGCCCCGTAATGAGACTGGTGATACATCGCCCTGACTCTGACTGACCTGACGATACCAGTTGATACATTCCTGCTCTGATATCTCTAGCGTTTCAGACTCATAAAAGCCGTCTAGTGGTAAGGTTACTCTAGGCATTATCTGGCCTCTATTGTGAAATAGCTGTCCAGTTCTGCAGTAATATCGGCTGTGCTTGTGTCATTAGCAACTTGCAATTTAATGTAGTCGTTTTGGTTAAGCGTTATGTTGTCTGAAAGCGCAAAATAAGCCACGCTACGGCCACCCTGAAGGTTGTTTACAACTCGCCTAATCTCTCCAGCGTCTTCAAATGCGGCTGTCGCTGCTCTGTATATAACAATTTTTAATTCGACCTCATCGTTAGCCGCTGACGATAAAACGAATTGACTGCTAACCTTGTACTCCGCTGGGGATACACCCAGGTTTCTAAGCTGCCCATTCGCTGGTGAGTCAAAGTGTTGCAAATCGGATGCAGTAAACGTACCCGCTAAATCAACAAATACGCTTTGAGTCGTTATTGTTGTCAATACTTCTGTTGATACCTTAGCTTGACCACCTACAAACGTATTGTAAACGCCGATATTACCTGACCATTCTGAAACTAAGGCGCTTGGGGCTATATTTGGGGTTAAGTTAGTATCTGCTGCGTTAAAAACGCCAGCCCTTGTTACTATGGCATTAGTTAACTGTAGCGTTGAAGGGTTAACAAAGTTGGCTTCTGCAAAATCAATTAGTGAAGCACTGGCTGGTAAGTCAACATTCATATTCATTCTAAACCTAGAACTCATTAAGAAGCCTGCTCCTGCAGCAAACAAGCTGTATGCTCCGTCAGCAAGATTTCTGACTATTGACGTATCAATGAAGTAGCCGCCCACCCAAGTTCCCGCAAGGGTTAGCTGTGGCTTACCACCGAACCGGCCAGTCCCCACTTCTAAGCCTTGTCTGTAGTTGGTTATTGTTCCGAGCGATTCACAGTCGTTATAGTTAATGCGGGAGAACTCAAACGCATCAAAACCTGTTGCACCTGCTATATTGTAAACTTGCGAGGTTGCGCCCGTCACTTCAATCGCGTAATCCCTGCCGATGATATTGCCTGACCCACCAACTGGCGATATAAACATAGTGTAACCCTCAACGCTCGACGTTAACTTTGAAGTGTCGAAGTTATACCCCGTTAGGTTTAGGCCACCGGCTGGCACTGTTATTTGCTGCGCTGCCATGTTGATAATGCCGTCAATAAAATACTCTTTTGTACTGTCAAGTGTACCCGACAAGTCACTGGCCTGAGTCACAACAACACGATTAGATAAACCAGTTGCAGGGT